GCAGCTTCCGCAGCATTGTTCGTGAACGCCAGTTCGCGGGTGTATTCAACGAGGTTGGAACTGGTCACGCCAGACGGGAGGATGTCACGAACACGGAGCGTACGGAACGCACCCGGAACGATTGCCGGCAGACGTTGTTGCGGAACGATAACGCTGCTGTTTGCAGCGGGCGAACCAGCTTGGCCGGTGATCGTGTTTTTCATTTCAACACGGGCCTTCGTGGTCAGACCTTGCGCGAATTGCTTGAACGCATCGGTCTTAACGAACATTTGACCCAGAGTTTCCGGCGCTTCGTGACCTTTAATCACGGCTTCCGCGGTCTTTTGTTCGATTTCCAGAACGCGATCAGCCAGCGACTTGATCTCGGCAACGGCTTTTTCCGCAGACTCGATAGCAGCTTTGGACTCTGCACCGTTAGCCTTCAGGGTTTCGCCAATCTCTTTGTGCTTCAGTTCGACTGCATCAAGCAGGTCTTTGATTTCTTGACTCATGATTTATCCTTTTATGAAAGTTTGAAAGCGTTTGATGTACTCTGCTTTTTCGATCTCGTCTTTGATTTCTTCACGAGCCAAAGATTTGATACGCGCAAGCAAAGTCTTTGCGCTTTGGAGGCTGAAGTTACCGGCTTCCCGCAGGAATTTCTCAGCATCACGAATACTTTTGAGAGCTTCAATTTCAGATTTAACAGAATCCAAAGAAACACGAGCAGCACCGTCAGCAGGGAAATCCACTACGCTGACTTCATAAAGATCAATTTCTTTCAGATTCCGAACATTGTCTACCATGTCGAATTGTTTGGCAGCGTATCCAATCGACAGCCCATCAATGGTTCCCCATTTCATCGAGGCGTAAACAGCATCAGCCGTAGGATGACCAAGCGCCAACTGTCCTCGAACGTAAAGCCCTTTGTCATCTTCTGACATGCTCAACCATTTACCAATCCGCGATGGCATATCTGAGCGGAAAGACGAATGATTGAACAGCATCGCAACATCTTTGCGATTTTCCAGCGTGTTTTTGTAAGCACCCGGAAGCACTGTGTCATTGTAAGAATCCAAACCATTGAACACCGATGCGTATCCTTCAAAAATACCGGCATCCATGCTTTTAAATTCGCACGAGTCGAATTTGATGAGTTTCTTTTCCATAGCTTTATTATCCCAATTATTTAGATCAGGAATCAATAGTTTTTCATCTTCGATTCTTGATAACTGTTTGTCCTTAGATTTTGCCCAACGTTCACCGCTATCGCCGCCCCATAAAGCCCAAGCAATACGACCAGCAGAAGGGTATCCCTTTTCTCCCGGTCTGAATCCTTCAGCGTCTTTATCAACAGTATGCCTTGCGAAATAAGAAAGCATCCTACGGACAGTGCTAGGCGATAACTCTTTGCGATTAGATATGTCCCGCGCTCTAGCAACACCAACAGGAGTTCCGCCCCTGTTGTATTCCTTCCGCCATTCCAAACCTTTCTTAGCTTCCTCTGCCATTTCTTTACTAGGCACAAGATCAATCTCAGTCCCGCGATAATTATATTTTTCTTCTTCTTCAGTCCAGACCGAATAACAGAACGCCAATCGTTGTTCGTCATTTGGGAAAGTCTCCTGCGCCTCATCATCGCTCATACATCTAGCAATGAATTCTTCCTCTGTTTCTTGATCTATTGGTGTCGGCATATTAGGCGGCTAAAAGAATGATTATTTCATCATCAGAAATATCAAGTATCCCAGATGCTTTTACTACATCTGTTTGCATATTACCAGAAACGGATTTTAGTCTTATCAGATTATTAACAACCGTCTGTCCTGTGGCAGATATATAACCCGCAGAGAATAAACCTTTTAAAGTCTTTAGTTTTACTTTTGCATCTCGCACAGATATAGGTCTAAGATGAACCTCCCCACCGGCCGCGCTCGGTATGTTGTGCGAAGTACCGGACGCGGAAACATTTCCTAGCTGTGATGATGCTTCTGTACCAGAAAGAGAAAGTAAATAATCATAAGCAAGCGATATACTGCCTTGCTGAGATTCAACCTGTAGACCGGCAACCTCGAATCTGACGCTTCCATTTGCGCCAATAATTGCAGCTTCTGATGTTGCTTCAATTCCAGAGATTGAAGCGTTTGCACTAGCGGAATACGAAATACTGCCTATTTCAGAAGATGCCTCTAGGCCAGAGACAGAAATATCTGCTCCGGTTCCTCCGGTTGCGGAGATTGATCCTAGTTCTGTATTGGTTTCTTGCGGGGAATAGAAAGCAGATACAGCAATCGAGCCGTAATCTATTGAATCCGCGGGATCAGTGATAAGGCCATAATCTATAACCTCATCAGCGGCAGTCAGACTCCCATAGTCTTGAGTTTCTAGGAAGCTGACTAAAACATTCATGCGATTCTAATCAACGCACTTCCGCCAGCAGCAGGGAAATCTACCGTAAATGTTCCACTTGAACTGCTAACGTTTTGGCCGAAGTCAAATGTTGCGACCGCTTTATTCGACTTGCTAGAGTTGTAAATCAGACATCCTCTCGCAGTGATGGTCGCGTCAGACCAGCTTACGTCAGTAAAAGTAAGATAAGCAGTAGAGCCAGAGAGACCAGATGCGAAACCAGACAAGGTTTCTCCGCCAGTGGTGTATCCGTTTCCGTTTGCGACTTCATTTGTTGATGAATATGAAGTTGTAGAAGCATTCAGGGTAGCAGAATCGGTGAAAAGCGCGATTTTGTACGTATCACCAGAAGAATGAACGCCCTCTAAGACTTCTTGCTTGTAGGAATTGCAGATTGCCGAAGTGATAGCCATGATTATTCCGTTTCCGCTGAAAGAACTTTTCCAGCATCATCTCTGATTAGTTTTATCCGCTTTTTGGTCGGTTTTTCGCCTTCTAGCTTCAAATTGAGCGAAATAGGCGAAGATTCCACGTTTATTTGCGGTTTTAGGTCGATTTTTAGCGGTTTTTCCTCTGTTTTTGTGGAAATAACAGTAGAAATTGTCTTAATTTGCGACGAAATCCCGCCCAAATCCTCGCGCATTCTGCGTATTTCTGGCGTGACATCTGGCTGTTGAACGTCAGAAAGAGACGATAGAGGCGTCATCTGAGCTTGCATATAAGCAACATCTCCGCCCTCAATCGCGGCCAAACCTTCGATTTTTCGACATTCGTTGACGGTTTTTAGACCGTTCAACACTGCTTCCTTGTAAGTTTCGTACCGAGTTTTCTCATCTCCACGCAAAAGCGCGGCAAAGTCAAACTCAAACTCATAAACAGAACGCTCTGACGGATCGACAAGAGAATTTTTAATGCTTGCCTCATACCTTTCAAGGTATGGCCGTAGTCCCAGCTTGTAGAAGCCCTGAACGATCTGCTCGACACCTGACCCCCAGACAGTTGATGCGGTAGTGTCATTGATAAGCACAGAAGGCACACCGAAGAAGCGCGCAATATCTTCAATCTGGAATCTGCGTGTTTCCAGAAGTTGTACGTCTTTGGGATTCATCGAGATTTGCGAGAAATTCATCCCTGCTTCAAGCACTCGGATGGAATCATTACCACCCTCTACCAGCCCGTTGAATTGCTGGCGTATCGCATCGCGTTGCTCAGGCTTCAGAAGTTTATCAATCGTTAAAATGCCTGTGGGTTTAAAGCCATTTTTGGCGAGAACTTTTACCCGATCCTCAGACGAAATACCAACACCGATAGCATTGCGAGCATAAGCAAGCGGAGAAAGTCCGACAATTCCATTTGACATCAACTTAACATGCCAAATGCTTTGCGAAGAATATACGTTTACATTCGTTCCGTCTGTATATTTATAAACTACTGTCCCATCACTTAGTAGCTCGACTTCCATTTGTGCTGCCATCAAAGGAAGCAAGTTCGCAATCTTTTTGCCTGACTTCTGGATTAATGCGTATGCATTACCATGCAATGCAAGTTGCATTGTCATCGTCTCAAAGAACTCGACCCTATTCTGATAGCGATTTGGCTTTGATTGGAACAATTGGCACAATGGATGGGAGGTATCTGGTTCTCTTGTACCGTCAGGGAGTATTCGATAGCAATTTATCGGTAGTCCGCCAACAGTCTCAGACAAAAGCCTCACACATGCCCAAACCGCAGAGAGTCGAAGCGCGGTTTCTTCGTTGACTGTAACATTTGCTACCTGCTCGGAGCCTGCATTTGCTTGTTGTAATCCCGGTTCTCTTTGACCGGCAATCCCGAAACTGAACAACTTAGCCCAAAATGCCATATCTATATCCTCAGTGGATCAGCAAGGAAATCATTAAAATTACCTTGCGACTCTGGGTTTAATGATATTAGCGAGACGGCATTTAAAGTCGCCATCAGAGGGTCGATCTTTGCGGTTCCAGATGCTTGCTTTGTAATCAGGATTGCATTCCCTCTAGGTTCGACTTTTGCGTTACTCACGCACCATGCCATCAACGGCTGGCCGCAATGTATCAATGACTTCTCTGCTAACTTCCTTTCTAACGTTTTAATCGCGCCCGTTAGCTTCCATCCTTGCGAAATGCCTACAATCTTATTTTGCGGTATTTCTTTCTCTATTAGTTTATCAAGAATCCCGCCTAAACCATGCGGATCAACTCCAATTCTATCTAAAATCCCGCAATCCTCTATATCATAAATAATATCAGCAAGTTCCGCTATATCTTCCCCGATATTATCAACTAAAACCAAGTCTCCGTCTTTTATAAAATCATTAAATCTATGAGATTCTGATTTTCTTCTGGTTAAGACTGATTGATGCGCCCAACATTTAGACCAGTGCAGCCATTTTTTTGTTTTGAAGCATCGACCAATCACAGCAAGACCAAGCAAGTCATCAAGACCGCCACCGTCAATCCCAACGTCAACAATCTCTGAACGATCAAGCAATTCTTTCAGCCCTGAAAGATTGGATTCAACATTCTCCCAAAAGTCCGCGCCTACCCATCGGTCAGAACGTAAAGCCAGCCCTATTTCAATGTTCAAATGTTGAGATGCCCAGCGTCTTAATTCTTCTTCTCCAGCGGATTCCGCTTGCTGGAAATCAGGAATCAATCTGTCTACAGAAATAGATTTCCCGTTGTTAGGCGTGACCATCCACCAGTTTTTAGAATCTCGCCAATCAACTTTCTTCGGGAATTCATAAATCACCGGCAGGATCGGTGCTTTTAAATGACCGTCTCTTACTTTTCTGGCTTTCAACAATTCAGATTTAAAGACTCCAGCGGGCGCTCTTTCTGATTGAGTTGTAATTGTTACTAGGAATGCTTCAGGTTGAGAAACAAGACCGCCTCGCAGTTGTCCGATGACTCGATCTGCGTCATGAGACTCCGCGATAACGTGAAGTTCGTCTAACAAAACTCCAGAAGGTTTAGAACCAGTTACTACTTTTGTATCAAAAGACTTTACTTTAAGAAAAGCGCCTGTCGGCCTGTAAGTGATTCGTTTTATATGCTCTTGGATATAACATTTTGTTTTTAATATCTCATCACATTCAATCATTCCGACAGCTTGATTAAACGCAAGATTCGCAACCTCATGAGTCGGCGCAACCAAAAGGAATTCAGCCCTCGGTCGCTTAGAAAGTAACATTGCAGTTACCATCAACGCCGCGCCATTTGTTGTTTTTGAATTCTTTTTCGGAACCAACAGGAATAGTTCTCTTATATACCTTTCTTGCTTTTCTTCATCATAACTACCAAAGAGAGCCGCAACTATTTCTCTCATCCAATCGCCAGCAGCCTCTTTCATAAAAGGCTGATTTGGTACGTCAGGGAGATGCAAATTATTAAAGACCGCAACTGCTTTTGCGGCTTCGTCTTTATAAAGAGGAAGGGCAGGAATTAAACTTTTCCCGCCCCTTAGTCTTGCCTCCCAATCCTTACTTGATAAATCCCAACTCAATTAAGTAGTCCTTCCCAGATTCCGCCCTCTGGCCTTTCTTTAGCAAGCATTTCCTTTTGTTCTTTTTTCCCCATCTTTCCATCATCAGATGGTTTTGAGTGCATGAACGGAGCCGCAGCAATAGCCATCCTGTCCCGACGTTCAGGTGACGTATCTTCATCATTCATAACATTCAACATATATTCCAAAGGCGTAAGACCAGCAGCCTTTGAATTTTTCAAAATATCAGTAGCAACCTTTGGATTCTTTGCGGCCTCGATTTCTTCTTCGCTTGTTTTGAATGGCCTACCTGCTCCCGGTCGGTATCCGCCTCGCATAATCATCACCTTAGTTGTAAAAATAAAACATTATGTCTCTTTTTTATCAAAGACAAGAAGAAAAAATCTCTTGCTGAT